GCTGTTAGCAGTAGGCGTATTTTTTGAAATGAAGTTTGTACCAGAGCCAGCAGCACCAGTATTCGTAGCATCTGCACGAGTACCTGCGTTAGTGTGATTAACCTGATGCTTGCCCCAATATACCCAAGCAGATTGCTGATTAATAACATCTTTATAATAGTTACCAGCGCCCTGTTCAGTTTTAGCATCAGAAGCAAGAGATAAATTATTATAACGTTCTAGGACTGTGCCCTTAGTTCCTGAAACCGTACCATCTTCATCAGCAACAACGACATGAATTGCGTCATTTTGCGAATTAACAGTATTAGCATAAGTGGTTGTTGAAGGAACAGTGTCGAACTCATTGTAATATTCCCAACGACGTTTAATCTTCGCAGCCGATTGAGCAACAGTAGAAGTGAGTCCACCAATCTTCAGATTAGAAGCCCCGCCATCAGCGAATGCAGAATATGTTCCTACCATTTCAATGGCTGTATTAGATGTAATCGACTCAACTTTACCAAGAACGATATTGTTAGAACTAAGAAGAATATCTCCTGCAACAAAGTTATTTGTAACAGTTGCACCAACATGTGCAGTATTACCACCATAACCAATGGCTATAGTCTTAGATCCAGCAGTAAACGTGAATGCAACATTAGCAGCTACTAAACGATCTGCCGTGCTTGTGCTATTAGTACTAAACGTTTCTAACCATGCATTTGCATTAGAGCAAGTTGAAATTTTAAGGGAGTTGCCTAAATCGCCAGCATACTTTGCATACCAGTCTGATTTAGTAGCTGAAGTACTAAATTCTTCATCATACTTCGTTTTGTTTTTAATTAATGTTCCACCGGCAGCACCCGAAGCAGCATTTTTAGCAGTAGAATCTACTGCCCTTGATACCCAGAGCGCAGAGGCGTAAGTTAGAAAATTAGCGGCCGTGAAAAAGTCAACTGCGGTATTCGCATTTGGTTTGTTAAATACATTAACGAGTCGATCCTCGCTATCAACCAAAACTAATTCTTCTACGGGCCCCCATTTAAGATGCGCGGCAATAGCACCTTCCGTACTAGATACGGCAGGAACTACTGTAGTAAGATCAATTTCACTTACATTAACACCAGGCGATACTTGAAATGCCATGAGAGTTCTCCTTTTATATAGACAAGTTTTCTATGTTGTTATTCTTTTTTATTCATGTCAATATTTATAAAATAACGCATTTTAGAACGTTGTTCTATTCAATCTATTAGCATCATATGGGTAAGTATTACCATCATCAAAATTTTCATAATCAATCACATTGGGATCTGGTTGACCATCATCTACTAGTACAAAATTTAAAGCTTCATCTTCTAACAATTTTATTTTATCATCATAGATTTTTGTTCTTATATCTATGTCTGTTAAGTCTTTGAAATATTCCTGTCTTGTAAGCCATCCAAATAAAACCGCACACATAACAAGATCGTCATGTGATCCTTCTTCGGCCGCATATGAACTTTTTCTACTTATAAATGAAGACAATTCAGCTATCAAATCAAAATCTTCAACTATAAGTTTATCGTTCTCAAGCAAATCTTTTAAATTGGAACAACCAATACTTTTAACAGTCTTAGTCGTTCTTACGCCTAATTGTATTGATTTAGTAAATCCTCCTCCTATCTGTTGACCACCTCTACCTCTTACTGTCGTAATAAGTAAATTTTCGTATTCAAGATCATTATGTAAAATATCAGCAACTTGGCCACCGATATCATTAATCTCTACCATAAGAAACGCACAGTTATATTTCATACCAGCGGCATATACAACACTAGGATATAATAGCGGTGATATAGATTGATTTCTATATTTCGCTACTAATTTATACGGCATCTCTGTTATATCAAACACAAGAAATGCTGAATAATCTAATCCTAAACCTCTAGCAGTATCAACACTGATTACATATTCATGATTTACTATAGGGGCTTGAAATATTTCAATTTCATTCCATATTTCTGTTGGTTTTCTAAAAGCAAAAGTCTTTAGTTTTGTAGGATGAATAAGAGTATTAGATGATCCTAAAAACTCACATTCAAATTCTTGTCGAAATTGTGCATCACTTGTATTGGCAATAGTTTCTTCTTTCCATTTCTCATCACGATTTGGTACTTGATCCCAATGCACTTCTATCGTCGCATATTTATTATTACCTTCTTCTGCGTCTGCCCACAGCTTATAAAAGTGATTCATACCATTTGGAGTAGATACGATGAATATCTTTGAAGTTAAACCAGAAGATATTGTAGGATAGACTGAACTGAAGAATTCATCTGCCATATTATTACCAACAAACGCAAACTCATCTAGGAAGATTAGATTATATGATCCACCACGAATAGCACTGGATGATGTAGCAGCGGCAACAATTTTCGATCCATTTTCTAATTCTATATTACCCTTATTCCATACCATAATACCCTGTTGAAGCCAGTTGGGTAAATGCTCATATGCAAGTTGTATTTTACTTAATAGATCGCGAGCTAATGCGCCCTTATTCGCAAGTATTGCTATATTCTGATTATCTTGAAATAATATTAACCACAACATATAAGCCGTTACCGTAGTAGACTTACCAGATTGTCTAGGAAGTTTACATATCACAAAACGATTAGTATCAAATGTTTCTACCATATCACTTTGAAAATCATACAAATCAAAAGGTACAAGACCTTTATCTATATTAACAATTTGTACATATTTTTTTATGAAATATATGGCATCTTTAGAACATTTAATATATTCTTTGATATTTTCGTCTGTAAATTGAATTGGTACATTCGACCGTTTTAAATTTGGATTACCTAAATATGTTTCACTCATCTTTAGCCTTTATTAACTTTTGTAGATCGGATGTTGATCCCACAAATAATGCATTAGTAACATTTTGTGGTGAGTCTGTTTTTGTTAGTTCTTTCACCTTCTTCTGTATATCTAGTAAATTAGTGTTAGCATCAATAAGTGTCTTTGTTAGCTGACCAACAACCTCAAATGCTCTAGGATGTTCACTCGCTTTCGCAAGTTCCAATAGATAATCTAAAGCTTCATTACCCTTACCAATAACATCATATAGATTTTTTCTAGCAAAATCATAATCTTCACCTATGTCACTAGGAATTTGTGACTCTATTTTTGGTTCAATTACTTCTACTAATTCTTGATCTATATTTAAAATGTCATTAAGTCCATCAGTTATATTATTTTTCATAATACTCACTTATCGTGGTGGTGCCTGTTTAATCCGTCAAAAAATGTTTCGTGGTCTATTGCTACACCATAAGTGTCATTCGCACTGATGCTCGTTATAGCTACACTGGCAGACGAATTAGCAGTGGGTGAACCATTAGCAAATAAGCCAGGTGTAATAGTAACGCGAGACTGTGGCCCCTCTAATTGAGATGCAAATTTGATTTGATCTCCTGTAGAATTGTTTGCTGATGGTATAGTAAAATCGATAAGAGTGCGGCGAATAACACCCTTTTTAGTTACAGGACCAAACAATAATGCCTTGACAGTAAAGTTCCAAGTGTATATAATAGCTCTGCGCGTTTGAAAATCAGCTTCATATGAGTCTTCTATATTCATATCATTTAATACTGTAGGTATATCATAATATTCACCCATCTCTGGAACAAGCTTTACTGAGTTTGTCCATTCTGGTCGAAAGAAAGGTAATATCTGTTCTACTACTTGGATAGCATCTTCGTTGCCTGCAAACATACCATATAAAGATACTGTCAAATCATATGGTACAGGAGTAAACTGCGACCGCAATGTATCAGAACCATTACTTATCGCTACGTTTCTTTGAAGCTTATTAACAGACCTATCAGCGGCATATGTCATATTAGTTATTTCAAAAGAAAGTCTTGGTAATTGTGTAGATGTAGTACGATTAAGATTTGGATCAGCATTTAATCTTGCGAGCCATTTTTCTCTAGGTCCATAAGCAATAGGAACCCTTAGTGTTTGTATAGTTGTGCCTGCATTATTCTTTCGACTAATATAGATATCATTGAACATATTACCGAACATGATAATATATTTTCTAAGTGCTTGATGGTAGAATTGATGTCCAAACATTATTAGTTATTCCCTTCTGAGAAAGGATTGCCTTCACTGAAATCCATAAAATCAATGTTCGTAGACGCACCAAAGAATTCATTGTTTGCTGTATTATCTGTATTTTCCAAACGATATCCTTCTTGCACAAGTGAACTACCATCTTCTAGAATGAATATATTACCAGCTTCATCTAATATCTGGAAGTTAAGGGCGTTACTTGATAAATCATCTTCGATAGCATCAATTACACCTATACCAGTATCAATAGATTCATGGCTGTAATCAAATAGTTCACAACGTAAATCATACGTCTGAAGAGAACCCATCTGATAGAACACTGCTTCATGCTCTACAAATTTAACTTCAAACATTTTACCATTGAGAGGGAAATACAATAGATCACCTTCTGCTGGTCTAGCTATACGATTACCATCTGAGTCTAAATGTGTATCTTCAGCATCAATTTCTTCTTGCCAACGTCTTTGTGATACAGTAAATGTAATCGAATCTCGGATTTCTAAATTGAATTTACTAAGGAAATCGCCCTCTCCTTCAAATCCTTCCACATTCTTAATGTACATTTCAATTGGATGTGCATCTTCAAATTTAGACAATAAATCTTCGCCGAAGACATTGCTTTGCGCTACTATAGACCGAGGCATATAATAGACTTCATGTCCATATATTTTAATGCTTTCGATGATAAGATCGTGTACTAGATTCTGTTCACCGGTAGCATTAAAATTATTAAAAAATACATTAGTTGTTGGCATTTTAGCCTACCATATCCATTGGAGGAACACCAAATCCAGACATAGCTTGTTCTTCCATTTCTCGGATTTCATCAACAGCTTCTTGCCATATTGTCTGTCCATTAAAGGTTACGCCACCTGGTAATTGCATACCTTCAAATTTCTTTAAGTTTTCTCCCCACTGACGTTTGATTAGTGCAGTTGTGTATTTCCTTAACCATTGATCACCCCATACAGAAGCGTATGTTGATGGATCAAGATATTTATAACATTCTACAATAATATAATTTCCAGCAGTTACACCTGCCCAGTCCATATCAATATATAATTTATCGGTATGTCTATTGAAACGTATAGGCTGTTTTCCTACTAACAATTCTTCTGCGGCTGCAATATGCGTCATAGCAGATACATATGGTGCTAGTGTAGTGCTTTGAAAATCAAACAAATCAGAAAGATGCATTTGGTATCGTGCGTTAAACATATTACCTGAATTAACAGCATCACCTATATCAAACACACCTATAATACCCGTTACCGTTGCAGGGATCGCTATGTATTCGTTTGTTATATTAGCTGCTGTAATTATATGCTTTAAATACACTTTTTCAGTACCATCATAATGATAGTCCCTATAATACTCTAGAGCATCATCTATACGATCTTGCAATTGATCTTCATCGACATTGATATCCAACACAGGATATCCCAAACGTCTAAGACAATAATTCTTTAATTCTGTGCGAGTTGTGGGATTAGCCATTAACCTCTCCTTCGTATTTGTATCTATTTATAATAAGAGAGATTAAAACTAATTACCCATCTTTCCTAAAACAGCCATATTATGCCGTTTTATTTATCCTTCTAATGCCGTGATTCTAGCTTCTAGCTCTAATATTGTTTTAACCAAAAGTGGAACAAGTTTGGCCTGATCTATTCCCTGCATAACAGGAATAGTATTTCCATCATCATCAAGTTTGTTGTCTCCAGCAGAAACGCCATCTGGTGCCTCGCCCTTATCAACTTCAGTTGAAGTCCATACTTCAACTTGATCCTTTGTGCCTATTACAGAATCTGGTACAACTGTAGCCGCTTCGTGTGCTAAGAAACCATCGACTGTGGCGTCATCAGTAATAAAGTTAAATCTCGCAGGTTTTAACTGCTTCAGTCTTATTGTTGCGTCCCAATCATAAATGACATTTTCTTTTAATCGGTAGTCGGAGGATGTAGCATAAGCAACCGTCGATGCGCTATTTTGAACAATTGATCCGACAATTGTCCCTTCGTCACTAAAAGTTACAAAATTGGACCCATTAAAAGATTGTGTATTGTTGTATACTGCCCCACGCTTTGTTGTACCCGGAAAATCCGCACCGTATTGGCTGGCATGGATTTGCGAACTTCTATTCACCAGCAAGTTGCCGCCAGTACTAAGTGTCAAAATAGTTGTACGGGTGCCACTGGTACCTGTATTAAATTTAAGATTCCAAAAATCTATATTTAAACCAATACCCGATTCGGTCCAAAGTCTACTATTACTATCTGTTGTGGGCGCAGCCGCCGGTCTTATCTGCACAGTACCATTTACGTCAAGTTTGTGCGTAGGAGCCGCGCCGATGCCGACGTTGCCGCTGGCGTCGATACGCATCTTTTCGGAATTTGACACTTCAAACAACATTGATGCGCCATTGTCCCTACCACTAGACAATGTTAATGCGCCAGCAATATCTAGCTCATAAGTTCCAGAACCAACTGTATATATTTTTGTACCGCTTGCAGCGTTTATTTGCCCTACAGTAATAGCACCATTGACATGCAAAGGTGTACTAGGAGCCGTCGTGCCAATGCCGACTTTACCGTCTGCTTCAATACGCATTTTTTCAGAGAGAGTACCAGAATTAGCTGTACTAAAGACTAACCTACCTGTCTCACTTCCGCCGCCGCCATTCGTGACGCCCGACCTAATGCCGCCGACCTCCACCGTGCCATATGTAAAGGCAACCCTTGCGCCACTCGTACTGGCATCGTAGCCCGTT